ATGCTGATGCAGTTATCTTGCCAGAGTTCACTCCAGCATATTTAGGTGTCGGAACAAATGGAACTAAATCAATTGCAGTTTATGACTTCAGTCAATGTGTTATCCAACTGGTAGGACAAGAAGATATGAAACCATCAAAGGCAAAAGAGTTCTTGTTCTTAGATGTGATCAGTCAATTAGATACAGTCAACTCCCCTATGTTCTTAATGGCTAATCCAATGATGCAAGAGATGGTCTGGTTTGATTAAAGCATTAATTGGCTATGTTGTTTCGCTGTTAGTAATCATCACAATGTTCGCAATAGTATTGCAAGACTTTAATGAACAGATGGAAACTAATAAAGTTATGATCACAATGCTTAAGGCAGATATTAAGAACCTTGAAAGTATTCAACTTGAAAGCATTAAAGTAGAACCACACAAGCACAGCAATGAGATGTTGGTTAAGAAAGATGATTATGAAAAGGATCTCTACAACCTCAACTGGCAATTAAAAGCTATTGAGGAAAGAGTGATTGAACTTCAGAGATATCATTCTCCATAATGCCAAAGTTCTTTTGCTTAGACTGTGGAAAAGTTTCGCAACAAAGAAGATGTGAGATCCACAGAAATATTATAAAGAAGAGAAAACCTCGGTCGATAACTTATCGGCAAAGGAAATATCGAAAGGATGCAGTCAACAGACACATCGCAATGAATGGATATATCTGCTCTGGTTATAAGAGAAGACCACACTTTGCAACTGATCTGACAGCTGATCATCCAATGCCCACTTCAAAAGGAGGAGATCCATATCAAGATCTCATTGTCTATTGTCGTAGTTGCAACAGTTCAAAGTCAGCATCACTCTAAACAAATTTGTGAGAAGAAATGACTCTATATGCTTAAGAAACTGCTGGGAACTTAGCAAAAACTGACACAAACAGGCACAGAGTTTTGAGGTTTTGGGAGGGGTAGGTCAAAAATGCCTATATCTAGGCAGTGCCGATATCCCGATGCCCATTCTCTTCCGACTTGTATAGTCTCGAGACTTTCAAGAAAGTTTTTTTATTTTTATGAGTAAAGCTAAACCACTCGATCAAAGAGAACACAGGATTCGCCCAACTGTGGTGGATATTGGTGCTTATAAAAAGCGAGATATCCCGAAATTAAAAGGAAGATATCTAAAAAACACGAAGGAATGGTGGGAAGACTTCTGGAACAGTGATCTTGCAACTGCTATTGATCACAAATCAGATCAATCAGCTGTTTATCGACTTGCAACACTGATCGATGAGCGAGAGAGAGTCTATAAACAAGCTAAAAAGGATCGATTAGTCGTTGGATCACAAGGACAAGTCGTTTTAAATCCCTTATACAGTGCAATGTTGAAATTAGATGCAGAGATCAGACAATTAGAAGATCGCATTGGAATGAATCCAAAATCGAGAGTATCACTTGGAATCCAGATCGGTGGTTTAAAGAAAACTCTTGCTGATCTTAATGCTGATCTTGAAGAAGAATGAAAACTCAAGGCAATCGAGTTATAAAATTTATAGAAAAGTATTGTGTTCACTCTTCTGGTGATTATTTAGGAAAACCATTCATCTTAAGAGAATGGCAGAAAGAAATGATCAGAGAACTCTTTGAATTAAGAGAAGATGGATCATATAAGCATCACACTGCTTATATATCACTCCCAAAAGGAAATGGAAAAACAGAAATTGCAGGAGCTTTGGCTGTTTATGGTTTGCTCGGATCTGGAAACTCAGCTCCAATCATTCCAGTAGTTGCTTCAAGCTATGATCAAGCTGATCTTGTCTTTGGTAGTGCAAAAGCAATGATCTCAAATGGTGAATTAAGACACTTTGTTGATCTACAAGAACGAAAGATCATAGTTAAGGACAATCCGAACGCTTATATCTTAAGAGTTCCTTGTGTTGGTGGTGGAAACGATGGTTTAAGACCAGCTCCCTTTGGTATCTTTGATGAGATCCACGAGATGGTTGGCAATAAAGAAAAAGCTCACTTAGTGATCCAGAATGGTTTAAGAAAAAGAGCAAACACCATAGGGATCAACATAACAACAGCTGGGGTTGAAAACTCCTTGGCTTATAGATTATATAAATACGCTAAAAGCATAGAAGAGGGACAGATCGAGGATGATGGTTTTTATTATAAGATTTATGAAGCAGATCAAGACTTGGACATTGCAGATCCCAAGCAAAGAACGAAAGCTTTGGAACAGAGCAATCCAGCTCTTGATGACTGGGTTGATCGTGAACAGCTTGAAAGGGCTTTTCAACAAATACCAGAAAATGAGTTCAGAAGATACTTTTTAAATCAATGGACATCCACAGCTGAGAGATGGCTTCCAGCTGGTGTATGGGAGGAATGTTATGTCGAAAAAAAATTGGAACAAGGATCAAAAATTATTTTGGGCTTTGATGGATCATACTCAAGAGACTCCACAGCTCTGGTCGGATTATCGTTTGAAGAGGAACGACCACACTTGGAAGTTCTTGGTCACTGGGAAAGACCAGTCACTGAAAACAAACTTTGGAAAATACCTAGAGATGAAGTCATCGCAAGAATCCACAAGATATTCAAAGATTATGAAGTGGTTGAGTTCGTTGTTGATCCGATGGGGTTTCACTCGGAACTTGCTGAATTAGAAGATCGCTATGGCGAAGATATGATCCTTTATTTTGAGGGAAACTATCGAAAAAGAATGGCAGAGGCAACCTCAAGGTTTTATACAGCTGTATTAGAAAAAGATCTCTCTCACGATGGTGATTTTGATCTCTTTCAACATTTAATCAACTGTGTGCCTAAAGAGACTCCACAAGGAACTCTTGTCACAAAGTTAAACAAGTCATCTGCAAGAAAGATCGACTTGGCTATTGCTTCAATAATGGTTTTTGATAGATGGTCAGATCTAAGAAGAGAAGATCCAGAACCAGAATCAAAAGCTCCAGAATTTATAAGTTTATAAGAGGATTAGAGATGTTAAATAATTTAATCGTTTTCAGCGTGGGATTCATAAGCGTGTCTGTCTCGGCATTTTTAGTTTCAACACAAGTGGGACTGCTTGTTGTTGGACTTGGCTTAATTGCAATCGCTCTGCTGTTTGATTTTGAGAGAATATGAGATTATTAGAATTTTTTAGACCAAATGTCGAAACCAGAGACATTGATGCTTCATTGTTCAATCTGGGATTAGAAGACAAAACAAAAACAAGCTCTGGAAAAGCAGTTGATCCATCATCTGCAATACAGAGTTCAACAGTTTATTCGTGTGTTTCGCTGATCAGTGACTCTATTGCCACAATGCCAGTAAAAACATATAGAAAAACACAAGATTATCGTGAACCTACTGCCCCTCCAATATTTTTAGATCAAGTTAATGGAATGCCTAATGCCGAAACTGATCTTTTCACTTGGATGCACAGAACAATCAATTCATTGTGCCTTTATGGAAACTCTTATTGGTTAATCACCTCAAGAGATCGCAATGGATTCCCTAGTTCTTTATATAACTTGCATCCAGATGATGTGATGATTGAAAGAAAAAATGGGAAAGCGATCTACACATACAATGGCAAAGAAAAGTTCACAAGATACACAGTTTTAAATCCATCTGGTGAGATTGTTCACATTAAGAACTTTGAACAAGGATCAGACTATGGATTGTCCCCAATTGAAGCTGGATCAGAAGCAATTGGATCAGCATTAGCTCAAGATGAGTTTGCTGGGACATTTTTTAAGAATGGAGCTGTTCTCTCTGGCGTTATAGAGATGAACTCGACTCCTACTGAAGAGCAATTGAGAATCTTTAAGCAATCTTTTAATAGAAAGCATCAAGGATCTAACAAAGCTCACAATATTGGAATTTTGACAGAGGGAAGCACTTGGAAACCACTTGCTCTCGATCACGAACAGATGCAGTTCCTACAATCTAGGAAATACACTAAATCTGAGATCTGTGGACTTTTTAGAGTCCCAGCATATTTGATCGGTGATCTGTCGGAAACAACGAAGCTCGGATCTAGTATCGAGGAGCAGAACAGAATCTTTTATGAACTGACTCTTCTCCCCTATATCAACCGAGTGGAAACTGCACTGACAATGTTGCTCCCAAGAAATCAATTCGCAAGAATAGATGTCTCTGGGTTGCTTCGTGCAAATATCAAAGCTCGTTATGAAGCTTATAATCTTGGCAGAAATGCTGGGTTCTTATCAGTGAATGAAATTCGAGCTAAAGAAGATCTTTCACCAGTTGATTCAGAAATTGGAGATTCGTATCTGCAAAACTTGAATCAAATTGCAGTGGAAGACACAGAAGACCAATCCGAATAAATACGCTAAGTCGGAATGGACTATATGTCATTAAGACACCAATGGAGGATCGCTGATCCATCCAATATCGAAAACGATATAAACAAAACAAAAGAGATGCTTGGTATCTTTGGAAAAGATCACCAACGATTCAAGAAAAATATTGATTCAAGAAACTTCGGTGAGGAGTGTTTTGAGTTTGATATGTCTCTAAACAATATTAAGCGATTTGAACAAGGTTGGAAATGGGAAGACTTTGTTGGACAGGTTGGATCATATCAACGATTCGGTCTTGATCCATTTGAGTATCATATACCAAATGCAGTCGCTTTCACACACGATCCCAAATTCTATAAACCAGATTATTCAGTTCTTTATTGGAAAAGAAATAAAAATGGATCTCTGAGTCTTATTAATAAGCTTGTAGAAGTTAAGGGAAGCCGAAACATTAAGAACCAAGACTATGACATTTATCGAGATTATCAAAGATATGTTGTTGATCCACATAATCAAAAAGTTAAAGATTATGCAAAAGATCACTTTGTTCCTAAATGTTTAATTGAATTTGAGCTGTTTATTTATCCAACTGCTTATGCAAGTGGTTTGAATGCTCAAGATCCATCTTATTGGACACCAACTATTGGTCTGACTGAAAAATTAGAAGTCTGGTCAATAGATGAACTTGAAGTCGCTTGGAATAATACTAAAAGAGACTTTAAAGATCCATATAAAAAGATGGACACCAAATCCATATTCAATCCAGCAAAAGTTAATGCCATTGATGGTGTTGAGAATTGGAGTGATGAACATTATAAAAAGGCAATTCATCGTGATGCCTTAAACTATTAAAGGAATTTAATGCCATATCCAGAGCAAGATCAATTTGGATCTAAATCAGAAGCACTAGAAAAAGCAAAAGTCATTGGTTGTTATATTGATGAAACATCTTTCCACGAAATGGAAATTGATGAAGAGGTTCTCTATATGCCTTGCAAAACTCATCAAGAATACGATGACAAGATGCTTAATAGAGCTGAGGAACGATCAGAGCATATTAATGTGCCAGATTATGTCCAAGCTAATGCTCAAAGAGGTTTAGACAACTTAGATCTTGCTGGAGATGGACTTGTTGATGCAACAAAAAGCGAAGCAAGACTGTTGGCAAGAGGATCAATCACCGAGGAAAAGTTAAGAAAACTCAGTGCGTGGATAAAAAGGCACAGAGGTGATCTTCAATCTGAACAAGTTAAAGATGGAGAGATCAGTGCTGGTGTGGTTGCACACTGGCTTTGGGGATCTGGATCAGCAGAGATTTCTGTTGGTGCAATGCTTCAAGGAGCTGATCGAACTATTGCTTGGGCAGATCGAGAGATTGAAAAATTAGACAATAATGGAGAAAGAACATTGGAAAAGATAAACGAAAAAATCTTCAGTTCAGAACCTAAACAAGTCAGACCAACACCAACTCACGATGTGAGATATATAGTCAATGAATTTGAAGCAAGAGCATTAGATGGCTCAAAAGCTGTGATCAGTGGATATGCTTCGATCTTTGATAGGTCTTCTCAAGTGCTTGGTGGAGGTTTTGTTGAGCAGATCAAAAAAGGTGCATTCACTAAAACACTACAAGAAAGAGGAACACAAACCTCAAGGGATGACATAAAAGCTTTATTCAACCACTCTACTGATCTAGTTCTTGGATCAAAGAGAGCTGGAACATTAAAACTCACAGAAGATGCAAAAGGACTTCATTATGAAGTTAATTTGGATCTTGATATCACACATCATCGATCAGCATTCAAAATGATTGAAAGAGGCGATGTGACAAACTCATCTTTTGGTTTTGATGTTATTGAAGAGAGATGGTCAGTGCCAGAATCTTCATCTGAACCAGTTATGCGAGAAGTGTTAGAGACAAGACTTTATGAAGTTAGTCCAACACCATTCCCAGCGTATCAAGACTCATCAGTCACAGCTGAGAGATCTTTTAAAGGTTTAGCTGAACTTAGTGGACTTGATCTTCGAGATCTAGTTGAAGCAAACAATCAAGGATTATTGAAAGATCTTCTCACAGAAGAGAATGAAACTGTTTTTAATGCAGAAGCTAGAAAAAGAAGATTAGATCTTCTCAAATCGAAAGATTTATAAACAAAGATAGAGACTCGATGATAAATCAGTCTTTATTGCCTAACAACCGACTCGGATAAGTCGAACACAATTCACTTGTCCAAATTTTCATATAAGGAGAAAAATATGAGCAATCCAATAGTTGAAAAACTATACGAGGAAAGAGCCAATCTCTGGGATCAAATGAAAGAACTCAACGATCGTGAGATCAAAGAGGAAAGATCACTTGATGCTTCAGAAAAAGAAGCTTGGGACAAGATGAATGACAGAATGTC